AAAAGAATGGCTCCAGAAGTAGTATTCATAAAATATCCAGCTCCTGCTGCACCTGTTACAGGAGAATCTCCTGTTACTTTTACAGCTTGCCAAGATGTTCCACCTGCTTCTAATTCTTCCCAAGATAAAACTCCACCTGTTGTTGATTTTAAGACGTAGCCATTTCCTCCTGCTACGGCTGCCGGCCACGTAATAGTATAATCCGTAGTCGTACCCGATGCTTTCATACCTATGTATTCTCCTCCAGTAGTATCCTGAAGTCTTAATTCTTTCTGAGAACCTATATTTAAACCTGTTGATGAATTCCAAATAAAGTTTGAATCTCCACCAAATGCTCCTGAATTATTAAATTGAACTTCTGTATCTGATCCACCTGGTAATCCACCTGCTACAACTTCTGCTACATTAGGATTACTAGCTGCTCCATCTGCATAAATAATTTTCCAACCTTTATCACCTGTTGCCCAAGTAACAGTATTTCCTGAACCACTGGCTGTTTTAAGTTGTACTGTATAAGAACCACTTGTGCTGTTTTTAATAAAATAAAAATTTTCTACATCGTTAGGAAGCGTTACAATTTTATTTCCTGATATAGTTTCAGGAGATTCTGCTCCTAAGATAATTACTCTTGTTGCAAGAGTTGCACCAGTTCCTCCATCTGTAACATCTAAAGCTGTAGTATTAGCTCCAGCCCCACCAGCATTTAAAGTTTGAACTTTAAATCCACCAGATATTTGTTCAAATATTTGTAAATTTGTATTGGTCTTTGTTCCCCATGTACCAGCATTTTCGCCAGTTGCCATTAGTTCTACGCCAAGAGGTGTATATGTCGATGCCATTGTTAAAATTCTCCTAGTTTGTTAGTTTATATTGTTTATTTAGTTTTAAGTCAAACATAAATTATGCTGTTTTAGTTGTATATCCGCCAGAAGTTTTAGGAGTTTTCCTAGTATATCCTGTGCTAGTTTTAGGTGTTAATTTACCATAATATTTTAATATTAATTTATCATCATTTAATGTGGTTGTGGCTGTTACACCAAGACCATCTAAACTTGCACCAGAAATTATGCTTTGAGTAACTGAGCCTAAAGTAGAGGTACTGCTTTGACCTGTTAGTCCCATAATATCTGCTGGAGCCAAAGATCCTATACCTGTGGTAGCAGATTGACCTGATACATTTATAGTTGGATCAGATGTAAATGCAAAAGATCCTACACTTGATGTAGCCGACAATCCTGATGGATCTACTAATGTAACTCCTGCAGTAGAAATAGTTCCTAATGCGGTTGTAGCAGATTGACCTGATAAACCTACTGAATGATCGTCTTCTGTTAATAATCCATGTGAAGATATTAAACCTAATCCTGTAAGTGTAAATGTAAGATCTGATTTAACAGCTGATAAAGAATTTAATGTAGATGTAGCAGATAAACCTGTTAGTCCAACAACGTCTTTAGCAATTACTGTTCCAAGAGTTGTTGTTGCACTTAAACCAACTAAATTTTCAACTGCACTTTCAACAGATCCCCAACCGTTTTCACCCCAATTAAGTGTACCCCAACCAGGTTTTATTTCTATTAATTCGTTTGGAACTCCAAGAGAAGTTGTAGCTGTAAGACCTGTAAGTGTAAGAATAGGTGTATCACCCCATGATTGATAGCCCCAACTGTTACGTCCCCAACCTTGGGTAATTATATTTGTATCACCCCAATCAGCTTGTCCAAAATAAGAACGACCCCAACCATCAGTGTTAGCTTCACCACCCATACCAGAGTGATTAGTGCAGTAATAATATAAAGTTGAAGGTGCACCTGCTGCAACTTCTATTTGTGTGTAAGCTCCTGCATTACCAGGCACACCAGATGTAGTTACACCAGTAGTGTAAGGTGTTGAGTTTCCACTGTCGCTTGAAAATCTTAAAGGGTGATTACCATTAGTTCCATCTGATTGATCAAACTTATAAGTAAGACCAGCTCCGATCATTACGGTAGCTTGTTGAACACCATCAATATAGTATTTACCACCAGCGACTGTTACGGTGAATGTCTGAGCTATCGACATAAGGACGTTCTCCTTATGCTATCTGAATGATTGCGTTTCCTGCTGTTTGAGCTGGGAACTGAATTGTAAAAGTTCCGCTAGTAACAGTTTTGTCTGAACCAAAGTTAATTGCGCATACTGCTTTGTTTGACTGAGAAGAATTATAAATTAAACATCCTCTTGCAGTAAAAGAAGCTGATGAACCCCAACTTGTATCTGCAAATTTACAACAAGCAGTATCACCTGATAAAACTGGAGTAGTGCTTGTTAAAGTATTTCCACCACCTGTATAACCTGAAGAAGTTGTTGTTACTTCATACGTATTTGTTGGATCAGCAGTAGCGTCTGCTGGTGCAGTATAAGCTGTTGTTGATTTACTTAAAGTTGCTGAGTTACTTGAATATAAAGCTATCTTAAATGTGTTTCCTGAAGAGTTTGTAAAATTGTGGGTTCCCACTAAAATTTCTTGCTTAAAGCTATTACAAATCGCCGATGTTATTGTCATACTTTACTCCTAATTATTGATTTGCAGATTCAATTGGTATACGAACAGTGCCGTCAGTATAGTCATCTCTTCTACGTCTACCAATTTGCATCGCTGCAAACTTTTGTAGCTCTTGTTTATATTTATTTTCATAGAATGTCAACATATCCATAGGGCCTTTTAAAAACCCATAAGCTTCTACTAAACACGCATATAGTAAACCTTGAGGAAAATAATTACTAATATATGTTCCTCCGGTATTAGTCTCTAAACCAGTGGGTAAAGCATTATAATGAATAATATATTTATAATTAGCATCTGGTGTAGGAGCCACATAAATAGCTCCAGATGTAGCAGTGCTAGTTCCCGTAGTTGCACCTCCAAACATAGCATAATATTTAGGAAGTCCTGTAGTATCTTGTCCTGCTGATCCTCCTTCAGGACCAGTTAACTCGCCAACATATTCTGAAATAAAAGTTTGATCTCTTTTTTCTAACCATTGAGCAGGTCCTGTTACAGCAGTAGTAGAATTATATACCGCTATACCTCTAACAAACAATGTTCCTGTTGGCATTGTAATAGTATTAAAATCTGTTGCAAATTGTGCTTCTGCTTGGACTCTATCAGAATCCATTGGACAATCTAAATTAATTCTATGTTCAGCATTACGAAGAAATCCATTTATAATAGCAGCAGTAAGAACATTACTATCTACTTCTGTGTAGTTTCTAATATCTGTTGTTAAATCTGAATAACTATATGCCATAATTAAGCTCTATCATTAACCGGTCCAATTGTACATTGAAAACCGCCTCCAGTTGCTGTTGTACTTGCATTTGATACTAAAGTAAAATTTATACTGTAATATTTTGTAACCGTTGTTGGTTGTGATCCTGTAGGAACATTATTAGTTGCTTGAGGAGTTAATAAATAACTTCCATAAACTTTTGCTCCTGAATCATGACTTGTTGCTGCAGTGCTAGCTGGAGTCACACCTCTAAAAGGAGCAGATGTTCCACGTGTACATCCTGTCAAATTGTTACCAGCTTTACCTGTGTATTGAATTACTTCATTTAAATATTTTCCATAATTAGTTGTGTTTGGAGTAGTATCAATTTTTTCTATCATGATAAAACCAGAAGTTGGAAACTCAGTTGCATCTGTTAAAACAATTGTTGTGGCAGAATTACTTATGTTTCCGTTTAATGTAGTTTCTAACTGTAAAGTAGAAATAGCAACTCCTCCAACTATTTCTTTAACAGATTGAAATCTTGCATACGTAGTGGAAACATAACCTTCATTTATTTTTGCATCTCCCGTGCTAAAATTAACTGTTGGAGATCCACCTGTAACTGTAAATGGATTATTAGGTAATAAATCTCTAACAGGAAATTCTGTTCTTGCTGGTCGTGCATGTTTTAAAGCTTGTGGATCTGCTGCTACCGGTCTAGGTTGTAATTGTGGTTGTTTAGGTTCAAACTCAGATTGATGCACCCATGCACCAGTCCATTCTTGCACCATTTCATCATAAGGAAATGCTGCACCCGATCTATCTGATATTGCAAGTGCTCTTCTACCTTTAGAAAATCTTGCCATTATTTTTTACCTTTTTTATCGAAAAAAGGCCCTGTCTTTTTTTCAAAATCTGATGTCATTACTTTGTTGTAATGATCAACCTCGGATGGACTAGCACTACGTTTTTTCTTTTTTAAATTTTCATTCATAGATTTTATAATTTTATCTTTTTTTCCAGTAGGATCTTTTTTATAAATATTTCTTTGACCTTTTAAATATTCAAGTCTTTCTTTTCTTGCTTTTTTTCCTACAGGTCTAAGTTTTTTAATTATAGCTCCCATTCCTTTAGTTATAATAGTCATTATCTCCAACCTTTCTTAGCAATTTTAGGAAAACCTCTAATTAAACCACCTTGTCTCATACCAGGTAATTTTTCTTGTACTCTAACAGGGCCTTTTCCTTCTTTTTTTCTAAACCATTTTTCAATGCTTTCACCAGCGTCTTTTAATTTTTTCTTTTCTACTCCAGAAGGACCAGTTCCTCTATGAAGTGGAGGAGAACCTAATTCATCAACATGATAATAAGGACTTTTTGGATCAAGTTTCCACTTGTCTTTTCCAGGACCTGGTTTTGTCTTTAAAGGAAATAATTTTTTACGCTTACTTTTTATTTTAGGTTTACTTTTTTTAATTATTTCTTTTATAATTTTTAGTTTAGCCATTATATATTTGGATAATAAGTTTTCGGTGTAATATACGTACTCGCCGCTGATCCATCCTCCGCTAAAGCTCTTGCTAACTCATCTTCATAATATAATTTTAATTCTTGAGATCTTTGTGGTGCATATTTTTGTGATAAATAAAATGCTAAACCTGCTGTCATACAAGGAACAAATCTAAAAGGAGCATCAGTTGCATTTGTATAAGCTCCTACGTCTTGAATTCTTTTAACAAAGTAAATGTGCATATCTTTAGATGCAGCTGTAGAATTAGGTGTTG